TGATTTCAATGAAATGTTTGATAAGTTAACTATTAATGAGACAAAATCTAAAAACAATTGTAGAGCATGTTCAATTAATGTAGGTTCATCATTATATAATTTAGATTTAGAACATACACGTTCAGAAACTAAATTCATTCCAGAGATATACAAATATTCTAGTATTGAAAATAGACTTGCAATATTACAAGGCATTATGGATACTGATGGTCATTGTATGAAATCAAAAAACGGTGAATTCAATGGTACTGAATATTGTACTGTATCTGAAAGATTAGCTGATGATGTTGCGGAAATTGTACATTCTTTGGGTGGTATTGTTAGAAAGAAAAGTAGGATTGGTAAATATAAGAAAGAAGATGGTACTGTTGTTGAATGTAAAAAAGCTTATAGGTTAAATATTAAAATGCCAGAACAATTTAATCCATTTAGATTAAAAAGAAAAGCTGATGAATATAAGCCACCTACAAAATATAAAATTGGTAGATACATTAAAGATATTAAACCAGTTGGTAAGGGTGAAACAGTTTGTATTGCCGTAGATGCACCAGATAAATTATATGTTGTGGAGCATGCGATTGTAACACATAATACAACACAATCTATTGTTGCTGCGTTGGAAAGTGGTGCTGAAAATATTCTTATTGTCGCACCATCTTCAACAAAAATAAATTGGGAACGTGAGATAAATGTATTTTGTGATGATACAACTATTATTGATGGTAAGGTTTTTAAGAAAGCTAAATTCACTATTATTAATTTTGACATTCTTAAAAATTTCCATACAATTAGTAGTAACACTAATAAGGACCAAGTATTGAATAGGGATTTAGCTAATGTTAATTTTGATTTAGTAATTATTGATGAGGCACATTATTTAAAGAATCACGATAGTATTAGGGGTAAGATTATGGTTGAATTATCTGTTAAATATGGTATACCTAAAGTTTGGTTATTAACTGGTACACCAGTTGCAAATAGACCTATGGATTTCTTTAATTTATTAAAGATAATTAAGTCCCCTATTGCAGAGAATTGGAAACACTATGCCGTAAGATACTGTGATGGGAGACAGTTCTTTAGAACGCTTAAAAATGGCCAAAAAAAGCAAATATGGTTAACTGATGGTGCTAGTAATTTAGAAGAGTTAGCATCTAAGACAAAAAACATTATATTAAGACGACTTAAGACTGAAGTTTTGGATATGCCAGATAAGGTTATCACTCCAATGTATCATAAGATGGATAAGAGCGGTTGGAAATTATATAATGAATTATGGGATGAGTATATTGAGAAGTGTAGGTTAGAGGGTAAAAAGACTACTAATTTACAAAAGGATTTAGTTGAATTAATTTTGTTAAGACAATTTATTGCAACGCAAGCAATTCCTTATACTATTGAGATGGTTGAAAATGCTATTCAGATGGGTAGAAAGGTTATTATTTTCACTTCATTCACTGAAGAATTGGAGATGCTTAGTAATCATTTTGGAAAATTGGCTGTTAAGCATAATGGTGTTATGAGTACTGCACAGAAACAAAAATCTGTTGATTCATTTCAAAACAATGATAAGATTAAAGTATTTATTGGTAATATTAAATCTGCTGGTGTTGGTATTACATTGACTGAGGCTACTGTTGTTGTGTTTAATTCATTTGATTGGGTGCCAGGGAATAATGAACAAGCTGAAGACCGTGCGTTTAGGATAGGTCAAAAGAATGATGTGAATGTTTATTATCAATTATTCGATAATACTATTTCTACTAGAATGTGGGAAATGTTAAATAATAAAAAAGATGTTATTGCCACGATTATGGGTGATAAAAAAATGAGTGAAGAAGAAATAACTAATTTATTAATTGGAGAAATTTTAAAATAAAAAGATATGATAAGAATATACGGGATACCAAATTGTCCATATTGTAGTGATTTAAAAGAAAAGTTAACAAATGATAACATTCCATTTGTTGATGTTAATGTTATGTTAGATGAAAACAAAGAGGAATACGATAAGATTTATGAAATAACTAAATGTGATGATGTACCAATTGTCAAAGTTGGTAAGAAATTATTATTACCAAATGTTTCATTTAAGAGTATTGATGAGTGTTGTGAAATAACAAAAAGAATGTTAAGTGAATAATTTAATGATTGTTATGTATTTTTTTTGATAATACAAATATTTATAATAAAACAATTATTATGAGTGTAAGTAACGATGAACGTGAAAAACTTTTTAAACAATTTAGACATTCTGTAGGTGCACCTATTCGTCAAATAGAATTATTAGATGAACAGTTATGTACTTTATTAGAAATAGCTATTGAGGACTATGCTCAATATGTACAAGAATGGCTTATAGAACATCAATGGCAATCATTTTTAGGTAAAAGTATTGATACTTTAGATATGGCATTTGCGTTAAGTGTTAGAAGTTTTGACTTTATGACACAATACACTTATGCTTATTCAAAACAAGTTGGTTTACAAACAAATGGACCGTGGGAACTTAAAAAAGATTTTGTTGAATTAGAAGCTGGTAGACAAGTCTATCAAATCCCAGCTGGTCGTCAAATAAACGAAGTTCTTTGGATAACACCTCCAGCAACCAGTCAAGCTTTATTAGCTAATTATGGTGGTATTGATTATGGTTTTGGTGGTGGTTTTGCACAAACAGGTGGTGGTACAGGAACAGGTGGTCCAGGTAATTCAAGAATGGGTTATTACATATCACCAGCATTTGATATCCTATTAACTGCTGCTGATATGAATCTTAAGAATAGAATTGTTAGAAGTGAGTTGGTTTATAAAATAACTGCTGGACCTAATGGTACTAAGTTATTACATTTATTGAGCACGCCTGGTTCTAAATTATCTTTTGGACAAGGTATTGGTGGTGTAGGTAGTTCAATTAACATGACTGGTTGCCAAGTATGGTATTTCTATTATGATACAACACCAGAAAATGAAGATGCTTGTAAACAAGATAATCCAGATATTATAAAAATGCCAAATCAAGTTCCGTTATCTAAATTAGATTATTCTGATTTTAACGAACCAACAAAAACACTTGTTCGTCAATTATTCATCGCTGAAGCAAAAAGAGCTTTAGGTAGAACAAGAGGTAAATTTGGTGGTATTGTTGGGCCTCCAGAAGCTGAAAGAACTTTAGATTACGAAACACTTATCAGTGAAGGTAATGAGGAAAAAAGAGCTGTGTTAGAAAGATTAGACGCTAGATTAGCTAGATTATCATCAACTGCACAATTGGAGCGTGGTGCCAACGAGAGTGAGTATTTAAACCGAAGTTTAAAATTCAGACCTATGGGATTCTGGGTTTATTAAAATAATAAAGGGGACATTAAGTCCCCTTTTTTTATTTAGAATCCCCACTCATCCTCTGGTTCTTCTTTTTTTACTTCTACTTTTTCTGGTATAACTACTTTTTCAACTTCATTTACAATTATTACTTCATCGTCATAATCATCTGGCATTTCAGCAAAAGTATCATCATACTCATCATCTAATTGTATAACATCATCACTTCTAATTATATTACCGTTAGCATCTAATTCAATAGTATCTTCTTCATCTTCACTATCAGAAGTTTTTCTTTTTTTAATTACTTTTGGTGAATCAATAACAATAGATTCAGATTGTTTTATAACTTTTTCAGTGATAACATTTAAATCTAACGAAATTGGAGTTATATCAGATGGTGTTTCTTCATAATCATAATAACCATCTGTTTTACCAGTCATTACTTCACATTCAGCAACATAATCTAACCATTGTTCGTATCTATCATCTGAATCAATATTACCAATATTTTGATAGTATTTATCTCTTTTTTTAGCATCATTAGAATATTTAAAAATATCATTAATATGGTACAATTCTTCATTCCATTTTCTAGATACTAACATATTTGAACCATCGTTAGTAAAATCAGCGATAACTATAATTTCACTAGGTATTTCACCTTTATCTAATATATCAGTTAATTGTATAAGTTCTAAACGTTTAAAAATATTATCTAATTTTTCTTTTTCATTTTTAATACCTTCTTCTCTAAGTGTTGTCATTCTAACATGGTAATCAGCTCTAATTTCATCCCATTCAGATTCTTCCATATTATTTGGAACTTTATTAACTTTATCCCAAAATTTTATTTCTTTATCTTCCATCTTCATAAGTTCTTCGTAAGAATCTTGGTCAATTTCTTTATTAGGTACACCAGAGATTAATTCACACTCATTTTTTGTAAAGAACATTCTTTCTTTTAACTTTTCAGTAACTTTTTTAGTTGTTTTATCTTTAACTTTAACGATATCCAATAATATATTATTACGAACATTTAAATTAAAGCAAACTAATAATGGTTTTACTTTTTTGTTAAAATTATCCAAATATCTAGCAACATTATATTCGTCAGTGGCTAATGAGTTTTCGATAACATCTATTCTTTCTTCTATTCCTTTTATTGAATCTGTATCATTCTCATCAATAACTGATAAAGATTTTTTAAGCATCTCTAACTCCTTAATCATTTCAAAATCACGTTCAACAGTATCTGGACTAATTAAACCACAATTAAGTGTAACAGTTGTTAAACCAGTGGTCTTATTTTTTTCACTTTTTAAATCACCATGAGATTTAGCACTACCAGTATTAACATAATAAAGTGTATCACCCAAAGTAGTTTCAATACCATCTCTAAGTGCTAATTCCATATGCGCTTGTTTAGGCATTGGGTTACCAGCTTTATTTTTAAGTGTAGCTTTTTTCTTATACTCATCCATTGATAGTTTAACTCTAGCTTTAGATGCTATTTTTACTAATGGTATTTGGTAATTATAAATTTTATCTACATATTCGTAATAATAATTAACGAAAGAGTAACCATCACCATCTAATAGCATACGAATACTTTTACCTAAAAAGTCTTCAATATACACTGACATTTTTTTAGATTTAACGGAGTTACCA